TAGCCGGCCAGGCTGTGCCGGCCCCCCAGGTATGAGTGGTCGCCGGGTCACCGAACGCGCTAAGGAGGCCGGCGTCGTCGGTGAATACCTGAAAGGGCTTCTACCCCCGGAGGTTGTTTTTCGTTTGTCACAGTTGTCTTTCCCTGATCAAATTTCCTTTGTCTATTCGCCGCAATGGTTCGGCCGCAGACCCACAGACTTGTGTAGAGCGGCCGCGGCATACCTCGCAACCACGCTTCCCGTCCAGGTCAGCGTGAGTTCCTCTGATCTACAAACGGTCCTGGACTCGTGCCTCGGTCTACCCGAGGAACCGCCAAGGCCCGAACGGTCTGCCACCTGGCTGACCGACCCGGGCAAATCTGTGCGCTGCTTCCCGCTCAAGTCAAACCCGGCGGCGCAAAACAAGGTAAACGTGTACCTGTACGAGGTTGCGCAAGACCTGCAACAGACTCTCCCCCTCTCCTTCTCAGCCGCCGCTGCCGCCATGAAACCTTACCGGGACTCCGGTATGTTCAACGACCAGGCGAGCGCGGTCCTGTTGTACGGCACCGGCCTGCGGGGGTGCCACATAGCTCGGCCCTATGAAACCGCCGCCAGACTCATCAGCGACCCCGAGCTCGCAAAGAGCCTAACGAACTTCATCAAGGCGGTCGGGGCGAACGCCACTAGAGCCGGGGCAGTGCTTGCGGAGGCCAACGCGATGTTGGGGCGCGACGTCGGCCACATGGACTTAATGGAAGAGGCCCGGTACAGGACGACTTCCAGCGTCCACGCAAAAACGGTCCGGTATGAGGAGAACGCCTTCCGTGCCGAAGTCCGTAAAGTGCTCGAGAGGGAGATACGGCGCGAAGAGGGTTCCCACCGAATCGCCTTCCCTACGCTCGAAGAACACTGGGCGAAGAGGTGGATGTGGGCTGTGAACGGCGCCCACTCTGGTCTAGTATCCGCTCTGTACCCGCGAGAGCCTAAACCCGAGGGTATGGTGCGGGAACACAGGCGTGCGTGGCTCGAGTCGATCTCCGACGATCCCCGCGTTGGATGGGACGGAACGACATATGTCAGCGCGAGCCCCAAGCTTGAGACCGGCAAGACCCGCGCCATATTCGCTTGCGACACCGTGCACTACCTGTCATTCGAGCACCTGCTCGGCGAGGTCGAACGTCGGTGGAGGCACGAGAGGGCAATACTCGACCCTGGTCGCGGAGGGCATGTCGGGATGGTCTTCAAAGTCGCCGCGCAGAAGGCACGCGCGGGAGTGTCCATGATGTTGGACTACGACGACTTCAACTCGCAGCACACCACCGAGTCGCAGGTGTGGCTCTTCGAGGAGCTGATGGACATCGTCGGTTACCCGCACGAGTTGCGCGCGCCCCTACTAGCGTCGTTCACGCGACAGCGCATCTACGTGCAGGGCAAGTGTGTGGGTACTGCCAAAGGCACGCTAATGTCCGGCCACAGAGGTACCACTTTCATCAACACCGTCCTCAACCTCGTCTACTTGCGACTGGAGCTGGGTGGTGAGTTCATGGATCGCGCGGTATCGTTGCACGTCGGCGACGACGTCTACCTTGGCGTCCGTACGTACGCGGAAGTCGGGTACGTGGAGAGGCAACTCTCCCTTTCAAAACTGAGGTTAAACCCCCTCAAACAATCGGTCGGGCACCTATCGACCGAGTTCCTGCGCAATGCAACACGTGGTAGAGACACGTACGGGTACTTCGCCCGCAGTGTGTCCACTGCCATCGCGGGGAATTGGGTGTCCGACGCCAAATTGCAGCCACGAGACGCGTTGATCACCATGATCACGACGGCGCGATCGCTTGCAAACCGGTCGGGATCAGACCACTTGCCCCTGCTCCTCTTCCGCAGCTGCTGCCGCATGACGCAGCTACCGAAGGAGGACCACCTGAGGCTGATCGATCTACTCCGCGGCACTCTGGCGCTCGATAATGGGCCTCAGTTCTTCCAAAGTGCCGTGTACCGACGCACTGTAGCCCGCGTCGAACTGGCGGCTACCGACGATCATGGATACGCTCCGCTCCCCTCAACTGCTACGACACAGTATCTAGCCACTGCGGCTACGCCACTTGAAGTGGATGTCCTACAGCAAGCGGGGGTGAGCGTTAGCGACACCATGGTCGAGGCCAGCTTCCGTAAATCTCTCCCGGAGCGTTTCACGCAATTCGAAACGCTCCGCTTACTACCCGAGGAGCGCACGCTCGCTGTAGGTACAGCCAGTGTGAATGACCTCCTCAATGCCCCTATCGCCCGCGGTTGGCTCGAGCAGTTCCCGCTGCTAACGCTCGCGCGTCACCGGTTGCCAGAATGGCTCGTCCGATACGCCGTCGGACAGGCCGGTGGCAACCCCGGTGCCGTCGACCTCGACTACGAGGCGTGGGGCGAATTCAAACACGGTTGTATTATAGCCAACCCGATGTCGTACCCCGACGCGGCGGCTTTCGGCAAGCGCACCGTGTGCAGTGTCCTGACTTGCCCACAAAACGTCTTCGTCTGAGAAGACCCCCCCACGACCCCGCCCCAATGATACCCACAGCGGAGTCGACCCCAC